GTACGACGGCACGAAGCTCAGCACGTCGACCATCACCGTTTCGTAACACCGATTCACCCCTTGACTGCCCCGGCACCAACGCCAGCCGGGGCGGTCCTTTTCGGCGTGGCGTGAGGATTTACAATGGCTTTGCGACTGACCAAGAAAGACCAGAACACCTCTGAAACCAAGTGGGTCGCCTATGACGACGACACCAAGGTGTTGCTGGCACGAATTGATAACCCTGGATACGTGGTAGCCCTTGAGCGCGAGCGCCGCAAGCTGCGCAATGCTGATGCCCAGTTCGGTGTCGGTGTCGTGGGCGTGATCGACGGCGAGATTACCGAGCATGAGATCCAGTGCAGGCTGCTGAGCCAGTTCATTGTCAAGGGCTGGTCAGGCGTGCAGGATGCGGACGATAACCCGCTGGCGTACACGCCTGAAATTGGCGAGCAGATGCTTGATACCAATCTCAAATTCTTCCTGTTCGTCTTACGCGAGGCGTCGGCATCGGCATTGGAGGCGCAAAAGGCCTTGGCTGAGACCGTGGGAAAGTCGTTGCCCGCTTCGAGTGGGAACGAGAGTGGGGCGGAGACACCGAAAAACGCCGACTGATCTACCAGCGACTGAACATGGCGGTCCCGGATGAGCCGGAAACGGACCCGATGACCGACTATCTGCTGAGCACGTTCCGCAATATCACCCGCGGGCGCCGGTTTATCTCGTCGATGGCTGGAGCCTTCCCGCTGCCACTGTCGGCCCGGGAAATCTCGGATTGGCTGGAGGCGCACCCGCCGGCCATGCCGCGCAGCGAGATCGATGAAGTGGTCTATACCCTCGATGCGCTGTGCCTCAAAACAGAAGAGGAGGACTGAACGGTGCCTGCGTGATGCTATATTGCCTGCATCACGAAAGGGAGAAGTGGAATGTTCAGGATTTTTGCTGCTGTGCTGGTGCTGGCTGCTCTTGGCGGGTGTGCCTCTGGTACCCAAAACCTCTACAAGTACGGCGAGCCAGGGCTTGACGGAAATTACCTCAAGTCATTCGAGGTGAGCGGATCAGGTCCGGCAGCACCCGGAAAGATGGCCATGTGCGCCGCCAGCGCCGTCAGGAATGACCCGGTATCGCTCAGCGACTCGTCGCGAACGTTCGTGGGCGCGTACACGGGCAACTATTACCAGGCAGGAAGCAACCGTGAAGTCGGTGGCGGCGGCACCATTCAGTATGTGGCGCCCGATGAGTCCAGCGTCGTCGCAAAGGGCGAAACGAGATACACAAGCGCCATGGTCTCCCGATCTGTGCGCTATACCGTGACCATCAAGAATTCAGGGCATGACAGGAAATACCTGTTCGCCGGCATTCAACAGGCGCAGCTTGATACCGGCTCCATGGTCAACGCGGGCTACAGCCCCGTGCATGTGATGATGGGCGGCGGATCTGAGGATGTCGCGCGCTCTCTGAGCGCCGTAGCTGAAGAGATAGAGACCTGCATTCGATAAGGTCGACAAATTACCAAGACCCGCTCCGGCGGGTTTTTTTATACCTGGAGAAAGGCAATGGCCCAAACATCCCGCCTCGTCATTGAGCTGGACAGCCGAGACGCCGAAGCAAAGGCGGCGGACACGCGCAAGGCGCTTGAGGCGTTGGAGGATGCGGGCCTGAGCATTCAGCCGGCACTGAACAAGGCTGGCGCCGGCATGGAGTCGATGGGCAAGAGCGCCGAAAAGGCTTCAAAGTCCGTCTCCGCTGAAGCTGATGAGCTTGAGCAACTGCTTGGTCAGATTGATCCGGTAATCCGTCGCCTCGGCGAGCTGGACAAGCAGGAGCTGGCGCTGGCCCAGCACCGCAAGGCCGGCAAGATTGATACCGCAACGTACAACGAGTACCAAGCCAAGATCGCTGCTGCCCGCGCCGAGCTTGGTCGCTTCAATGCCGACATGAGCAAGACCGGGATCTCTGCCAAGCAGACCGCGGCAGCTCTGCGCGGCGTTCCGGCGCAATTCACCGATATCGCGGTTTCGCTCCAGGGCGGCCAGGCTCCGCTAACCGTTCTTCTGCAGCAGGGCGGTCAGCTCAAAGACATGTTCGGCGGCGTAGGGCCGGCAGCCAAGGCGCTGGGTGGATACGTTGCAGGCCTGATTAATCCGTTAACCCTGGCGGGCGCGGCTGTCGCTGGCTTCACGCTGGCCGCATACAAGGGGTATGAGCAGGCTGAGCAGTACCGGAAAGCGCTGACGCAGACCGGCGGGGCAGCAGGCCGGACAGCTGACGACCTGATCGCAATGTCTAACGCCATTGCGGGAGGTCGTAACTTTGAAGAAGCTGGTCAGGCTGTTCTGGCGCTAGCCGAAAATGGCCGACTGACCGGCGAGGCGTTCACCGAAGTGGCGCGCGCTGCGACTGAAATGTCTGTGGCCACCGGCAAGAGCGCTGGCGATATCGCTGAGCAGCTGTCGAGCACCAAGGGCAGCGTCACCGATCTGGCAGCAGAGTACAGCGACAAATACGGTGTAATTACTCAGGCCGTATTCGATCAGGTGCGATCGCTGGAGCAGCAAGGCGACAAAATGGAGGCGGTGCGGGTTCTGGCCGGCGCAGTGGCTGACGAGATGGGCAAGCGCAACGCCGAGATGGTCGAATCGACGCGCGGGCTAGCCAAGGCATGGGATGGCGTCAAGACCAGTATTTCAGGAGCCTGGAACGAACTGAAAGCCGGGCTATCTGCCAGCCCTGAGATGTTCAAGCTGCAACATTTGCAGGGGCAACTTCAGGATGCGCAGGAGCTCGGCGACAAGGCCCTGATTGCCGGCTTGGAAAAACAGGTGGCGCTGGCCCAGCAAGTGGTCGACGCCAAGACCCAGGCCGCCGAGAAAACTTCGGCAGAGCTGCAGGATCGCAAGGCGACCATCACCGCCGACAAGGCTTGGTTCGAGGATGGACTGAAGTACCGAACCAATCAGCAGAAGATGGAAAAGGATATCGCCGACGCCCGTGCTAAGGGCTTGGCCGCCAAGGTTTCCGAGGCTGATATCGAGCAGCGCATCGGTCAGATTCGGGCGGAATACGCGAGCAAGGAGAAAAAGCCGGCCGCACCCAAGGCCTACTCCGAAGACGCCGGCATGAAAATGCTGGACGCAGCGCGGCAGACAAATGCCGTTCTCGCCCAGCAACTGGCATCGATCAATGGTCAGGGCATCGCTACCGAAAAGGTCGGGGCCCAGGCTCAGGCGCTGATCAAGTGGGAGCAGCAGCTTGCCGACATCAAAGGCAAGCAGACGCTGACCGCCGACCAGAAGTCATTGCTGGCCAGCCAGGATCTGATCACCGCACAACTGAAGAAGAATGCCGGGCTTGAGCGTGAGGCCGAGATTCAAAAGGGCATCAAGCAGGCGACCGACGATCAGGTCAAGCTTCTGACTTTAACCGGCCAGCTGCGCGAGGCGAACCAGCTCAAGTCTAGCTTGGACGATGCCGCGCAAATGGCTGAGTACGAGCGCCAAGGCAACACCGAGGCAGCCAAGCGACTGGAAACACTGATAAAGATCCGCGACATCAATCTCAACGCGGCGCAGAAGCCCGGGACAATTGAGGGGGTGACCAAGGCACCGACCGCTACCGGTCTTGACCCGTCTGTAGGCGGTGCCGACAGCGAGATCACTCGGCTTAATGATGAGTCGGCCAGGCTGGATCAGTGGCGGGCTACCGAGCTTGAAAAGCAAAAGGCCTACCTCGACCTCAAGGCGATCAACGAAGAGACCTATGCCGAGCGCGTAGCCAACATCAACAACCAGGCAGCCGAGAACCGGGCCAAGATCGAGCAGGCCAAAAACACGGCGATCATCAATCAGTCGTCGAGCTTTTTCGGGATCATGGCCACGCTGAGCCAGTCTGGTCACGGCAAGCTGGCAGCGATCGGCAAGGCGGCAGCCATAGCCCAGGCCACGATTGACGGCTACCTGGCCATTCAGAAAGCGCTGGCAGCATTCCCGCCTCCGTTCAACTTTATCGCCGCCGGCGTGGTCGGTGTGGCCACCGCGGCCAACGTCGCCAACATTGCCGGCGTCGGCTTCTCCAATGGCGGCTATACCGGCGCCGGCGGCGTGAATGATCCGGCGGGCACCGTCCACAAGGGCGAGATCGTCTGGTCGCAAGCCGACATTCGCAAGTTTGGCGGCGTGGCATCGGTTGAGGCGCTGCGTAACGGCAACGTGTCTGCCGGTGGCTCGGCAGCCGGCGGTAGCAATTCGTCGACGTCGGCCAGCAATGGCGTGCCAGCACCTGAGCGGCCGATGGTCGTCAACCTGCATGAGGATTCCAGTCGGGCAGGACAGGTCAGTCGTCGCCAGCTCGGCGAGCAGGACGTTATCGATATCTGCGTAGCCAACATTCGCGGCGAAAAAGAACTGCACCAAGTGAACCAGGAGAAGTACGGCCTGCAGTCACAAGGTGTTTAATGCGCTAACATAGGGTCTCTTGCTAGGGACTGAATGGAGCCCCAATGAGCAACCCTATCAACATCGCCTACGCCTCAGT